GCAACTTAAATCAATTACAACCATCGAATTTTCATTCAATTGATAAAATTCTAATTTGTTTCCTTTTGACGTTGTGTGTTTTTTAATTAGTGTCATGATTAATTGTTTTTAATTGTTGTTTGATGTTGTAAAGGTAATAATATTTTTTTAATATGCAAATATTTTTTTAATTTATTTTTAATTGCATAAAAAAGGGGAACCGATTTGATTCCCCTTAATATTAAAAAACATAATAAAATTATGCAGTTTCCAACGCAGTTTTTGCAGTTGAGAAAGTTCCTTGAACGATTGCTTTTGTTTCGTAATTCGTTAAGGCTACACGTTCAACGGCTTTCACGGTGATGAATCCATCACGGAAATTAGTTGAATCTTCGCGGCTAAACTCAACACCAAGTCCATCACGAACCCAAAGTTGTGTTGCGCGTTGTGAATCCATTACCAAGAATTTACCCGCAGTAACGCCGTTATTTAAAACAACTGGTACACCGTTAATTGTTGGTTGAAGTCCTTGATAAATTTGGTTTTTCAAGTACTCATTCGCAGTTGATTTAAGTAAAACGATTTTGTGTAAATCAGTAGGATTTAAAACGATCACGTTTGGTTGGTAATTAGCCAAATTCAATTGGTTGATTGCAACGGTTAAAACGTCATATTCGTTTGCGCTTTCGATTGCAAGTGCAAAGCCACCCGCCGCGAATGCAGTTCCATCAGTGAATAAACCATCAAGATTTGGAGCCGAACCGTCACCGTTAAGGATTTCCGCATCTTCTTGATCTAATACTTTTGAAGGTACACGCGCCGATAAATAAGACGCTAATTGTGGAGTGTCCGCCATCATTTCTTCGGTAACTCTTAAATAAGTTCCGATTTTTTCAACGTTCACGCTTGTTGCGCTTAAATCGAAATCAAGTTGTGGAACGGCTGAACCTTGTGCAGTTGCCGCGGGGCCACCTTCTGAACCAGTTTCCTTAATGAAACGGATTGTTTGGGCGTCAGTTGATCCGATTGGAATTAATTCACGAATGTGATTTGGACGTGAAGCGTCAAATTTGAATTGTGGAACGATTGTTTCCCCCGCAATTACACCAGTAAAGTTTGCGCTCATTGTCATATCACCAACGGCTTTTAATTCTAAACGTGCCGCCTTTGCTCCACCTTTTGTGATTTGGTCTAATGCTCCCGCTTTTAATTCAGTAATTAAAGCTGATTTAAAAGTTTCGGGTGTTTGACCACTTAACGTTTTTTGTGATGCAGTTTCGATTTCGTCCATTCTTTTTTGGGCGGCATCAAATTTTTCGTTGTACTCATTCGTTAAGTTGCTGATTTCGCTTTTTAAGGTTCATTCAATTTCACCAGTTGCGGAATCTTTTGCGTTATGAAACGCTTTTTCGATTTTAGCATCAACCAAATTTCCGATTTGGTCAAGCTGATTTTTTACATTTTCTTCCATCTTGGAATTATTTTAAATTATTAATTATATAAGAATAAATTTCACTTGAATCCGACTTTACTTCAATCGGCGAAGTGACTTCAATTTCCGTCGGCTTCGTGACTGTTTTATTCGCAAATATAGATTTCAATTTTAAAATTTCACTTTCAAGGGCAAAACCAAGTTCATCCGAAATGTTTCCTTTGCGGATTAATTTCGCTAAACGGTCATATTTTGCCAAAACTTTATCGGTGTCAATGTTTCCTTTGACATCCATAATCATCGCTTGATCATTCGCGGCCAATGTAACGGCCGAAATTTCGAATAAACGCGCTTCATTAATATGGCGGTAATCACCCACCATTTCTTTTTGAATGGGTAAAATTCCAACTGAATTTTCAGTTATAACACCCGCCTTGATTAATTCAATGACATCCATTCCCAAACGTGTTTTCGGGATTTGTGCTTCGAAAATTAATCCTTTACCATCTTCTTCCAAATGGATCATTTTCCCAATGGGTTTTTCCATATCATGTTGATACAAATATTTAACACGTTTCCCCGATTCGGTGATTGTCTTTTTATATGCACCACGGTTAATGATGTCGCCATCTGAATCAACATTTCCAAAAATGGAACCATAACCCTTGACGATTCCCGCCTTTTCATCGGCGTCAATTAATTCGCCCATTTGGGTTGATTTAAATATCATATTATTCATATTGCAAATATATTAATTATTCTTCATTTAGTGATTCGACAACTAATCCCGTTAATGCAACGGCCAATAAAGGGTCAATTTCTTTTTCTTCTTTTTCAACGTAAGTCACCGAACAACCGCAATTGATAACATTTCCCGCTGATGCACCAAATTGACACGCTTCGTCCATTAATTCACCCCCAACATTGAATTTCTGATCGGCGGGGATTTTAACACCATCCAACGCAATGTGACTTGGGCGCGGGTCTTTTGTCCCACCGTGATTCCATATTTTGTCCATATTTTGAACACCCCCAAAAAAGTCAAGGGCGGATTGTTTTGTCGCTTGATTTGCCGCGGTTGCGGTTTCTGTTCTTGCGATTCTTTCCGCTTGATAATTTGACAAACCCTTTATTTTTCGTCTTAAAATACGGCCTTTTTCTTCAATGCCTAATCCCATAAATTCGGGGTCATTCGCAAAACGGGCCAACATCTTTTCGACTTGTAACAAGGCGTTCCCTTGAACACTTACAATCCGCGACCGCCCAATTTGATTCCCAACCGCTTGAAACGTTTCGTCCCAAACATTTGACCGATCTTCCATTGAAATATTTTTGGTTTGGCGATTTTCCAATTCTTTAAACGACCATTTCGCAAAACGTAAACCCACGCGTCTATATAAAGAAACGTAAATATCAAGATAATCGTTGAATTTAAAAATATTAAAGAAATTACGGGTTTTACCAGTTTCCAAGAAATCGGTAATGGCTTTGTTATACTGTCCAAAATAGAATCGGCGTATTTTAACAAATTCATTCCGAATCGAAACATCCAATTGGCGATTCCAGTTTTTACGCCATTCATTTCTTTGTTTTTCATTCATCCGCTTGTTCGGCTATTTTTTTGGCCCAATTTTTCATTGCCATTCCGCCCCATAAATTATAAGCGACATACCCTCGATCCTTCCACGGTTCGTTTTTATATTCATCCGCGATTTTGGCGTTTTCTTCGTGTCTTGACAAAAATGAATGAACGCGTTTCACCGTGTCCAATGAAAGATTTTCACGGTTTGCGATTTGATTGGCGCGTTTCCACCCGATTTCGGTTCCACCCTTTACAACATCGCGACCATATTTTTCACGCCATTCTAACATTCGACGCGCGTTATTTGTGGCCCCTTGTGGGTAATCATTATATGATTCCGCTTTTTCTTCTTTCTTCTTTGACGACAATGGGTGTCCTTCGGGAAATAAATCGGTGTCATGTTTTCCACTTCTGAATCGTCCATTTCGAACCGCGTAAAGGAATGAATTAATTCGTGCATATGCCCATTGATCTTCCGATTGAACGTTTGGACGTACTGATTGCGGGTTTGTTCTAAATGCACCAACACCACGTCGAAAAACTTGCGCCAACATTGTAAACGTCACGCGTTTTTTTGGATCATCCCCGTGCTTGTCATTGTGTTCATCAACTTTGTTATTGATGGCCGTTCGAACCCGTGCGGTGATTTCTAGTTTTTCAATAAACTTGTCGTTTTCTTCTTCACCGTAATGATGGGAATTTTGGTCAATGAATTCATCCAGTTTCCCCGCCTTCGCGGCTTCGTACATTTCGTGACTTGAAAAAGGCATAAAAACAGTTGACCCGCGGAAAATGTGTTCGTGATAACCCGAACCGCCCATTTGTTCGGCGCGTTCTTCTGCTTCACCAATTGTTGTGAACATATCAGTTGCGCCAATTACCAATGATTTTTCCGTTTCCATCATCAAATCGTTTGATAAATCCGATGGGTTTACGGGCATCAAATTAGCGGGTATAAAATAAGAATTCATTTCGGCGGTTTCATCATCAACACCGTAAGACATCGCGGTTCTTTTTTCGTTTGGCGTTATCCACCACGCTTTTGACATTTGGTCAACAACCTTATCCATTTCTTCTTGTAATTCGGGAACAACCGAAAAATCAAAATCAATGTAAAGTTTCTCGCCAAATGTAGGGGTCAACCAACGGTTCAATTCTTCACGAATCTTAACCAATTCGGGAATAACCGCATTTTGATAAAGTGCCTTTTTGGCTTCCTTTTGATTGTTGTAAGTACTGGATTCGGTGTTGTTCAATAATTGAACGGGAACATTGTAAATATTACATAAATCCTTGATTGATGAATTATATTGTTCAATTAATGATAAATCCGACGCGTCCATTCCGAAATTAATCCAACTTAATTTTTTGGGCGTAATAATAACATCACCCGCATTGTTTGAACCTTGGTATTGTTGTCTGAATTTGTTTTTCAGTTGTCGCGCTTGGGGTTCTGTCAAATCGCCTTCCTCACTCATTAACACCCCACGGGCGGTTTGATTTTGAAGATATTTGTGGCCCGTTGTCAAGGCTTCATTATTTGCGTCAAGGTTTCTCAATCCCGCTTGTAATGGCGACATTCCGTAAAGGTG